TATTTTTTTAAGTCTTGTAATTTAGCGTATTTCAGTGATTTAAAGACTTTTCCTATACTGACCGGATTATTAAAATATTCCCCCTGTATTGCTTGGGTGGAGATTTTAGAAAGTACCCTATTTATATGCTCCTCGCTGTTTTTAGCCGGCCAGGTAGACTTTTCGTTTTTATCTCTAATGTTTATAATATCAGCATGGTCCGCTCTTTCAATAGCTTTTTTGATACAACAATAGTCTGCAATAATATTTCCATTGAATAGCACTGTTAGTGGCTCGGAGACCGAACGTGTAGCATATAATGCTTTTTCAAACCACGCCCACTTTTTATCGACGATGTCGGGGTTACGACAGTCTTCATCCGTATCGAAGTCATCGACTAAAATAGCATCCGGACGAACTTCTTCATTTCTTGCTCCACGCGGTGTGTTTCCCGCTCCCACAGCGACGAACATAGTACCTTTTTTGATTGTAAACTGGTCATCCCTCCAGTGTCCGTGATTTTGTTGTGCACCGTAGTCGTGTATAATACGCGAATTGTTTTCAAAAGCACTTTTAAAAGGCTTTAAAAGGCGAACGGCGGATTCGTTCGTAGCGGAGGCGATGATGATAAACTTTTTCTTTCCGGTAAGTGCCAGATAAGTAAACTCCATCATAGCTCTTGCAGACTTAGCAAGTTCTCGAGACCATGCTCGAACTTCGTACCACTCTATATTTTTTATTATCCTTTCGGTGCTGGCTTTGTGAAACTCGGCAGGTTCGCATTTGTAATACTTATGAAAATAATACTTAAACCATTCTTCGGGGTAGGCTTCTAAGCGTTTTTTACGACGTTCGATATCCGCTGTGCTTTCGGATAAGTCCACGCTCGCCTTTTGACGTAAGTTAATATAATACTGCTGCCAAAAATCAAGGACTTTGCGGTCTTCGGGGGTAAGTCTTCTGGTCGCAAGCATTGTCTTAAAGTTTTGATTTGATGAATGAATCCGTATAGTCCGCTAACAGCTGGGCATCTTCGAGGTTTTCCGTGCGCACGAAGTCTAAGAATTGCGTCAAGGCGTTGATGATTTCCGGCAAAAGCGCCTTCGTTTCCAGGTCTTTAATATTTTTTACAAGTTGGTTTCGTATTTGCGCAGTTTTAAAGTCTGCAAAACGATACCCTTTTTCGTTCCTTTGAATAAAGGCGTTCAGTTCCGCCAGTTCATCCTGCATTTGCACGAGTTGCTCCTGTCTTGTGAGCAGGATGTTACGCTTCAAGCCCTCCCATTTCTCTACTTTCATCCATTCGGAAAGGGTATTAACGGAAACACCTACACGTTCAGCGAGGTCTTTTATAGTGATATTTTTTTCTTGTAGAAAAATGATTTTTGCATACTCTTTTTTTTGCTCTCGCTCTTTATTGGAAAGCCGTCCTTTCTTTGCCATATCCTTTATTTTTCTTCGCAAAGTTGAGTCAAAGAGAGCATTTGCCGAAGTTGGAAAAGTATAATACCCTGAAAATCGGGGTATAATACCCTGAAAATCGAGGCATCATAAAATGCCGGCTTTTTAGGGTGATTTTTCAGGGGCAAATTTGCACCGAAAAACAAAGGAGATGAAATTCATATTAAACGACGAAAGCGTAATAAACAGCTATGGATTTAGAGTGAAAACATCTGGAATAAACTTAAATAGGTTTATGAAGAATCCCATCTGCTTAAACAACCACAGCAATGATACTAAGGATGTCTTAGGTATTTGGAAAGATATACAAGTAGAAGGTAGCTTACTTACCGCCACGCCAGTATTTGACACGGAAGACCCCAACGGCAAAGAAGTAGCGAGGAAAGTAGAAAAGGGTATTATAAAGGCTTGTTCTATGGGTATAGCGTTTAAGGAGAAAGATTTGATATTTGAGGGTGAAGAACTTGTTGTAGCAGCTTGCGAACTTCGAGAAGTTTCCATTTGTGGAGTACCTTCCAATGCTTCCGCTGTTGTACTGTATGATGAAAAAGGAAATCTACTAAGTGAAAAACAAATAAAAGAAATATGCCTATCGGTAAAAACGACTAATACATTTAATAATAAATCTATGAAACAATTAGCAATCTATTTGCATTTAGATGCAAATGCAGATGAGGCAGCACTCATTACAGCTGTAAAAGAAATAGAGGCAAAACTAACAGCCTCTGAAAATGAAAAAGCGAAACTGAAAGCGAAGGTGTCAGCTTTAGAGCAAGCAGAAACGGATAGAAAGAAAGCGGTATTAACCGCCGAGATAGAGAAAGCAGTAAAAGATGGCAGGCTTGACGAGGCTGGTAAAGCGCCTATCTTGGAAATGACTCACGAGGCAGCGATGACACTATTGAAAGCGTTACCGGCGAGAAAATCCGTAAAAGACCAAATGAAAAGCGACGAGAGCCAGCTATCGGCTTATGATAAGATGAGCTGGGAAGAGCTTGACAAAGGAAATCATTTGGCGAAGTTGAAAATGGAGTTTCCGGACTACTACCGAGAGAGATTTGATAGAAAATTTAAAAAATAAATAACCGACAAAAAAAACAAAAGAACATGGGATTACAAATTGAAATCTGGAAAGATACGATAGAGGAAAAACTTTTGAAGGATAATGCCTTTCTGAAATTTATTTCCAATGTATCAGAATCCAACATTATTAACGGAACTATCGTACATATACCGCAGGCTGGCGAACCTTCTAAGGTGGTGAAGAATAGAACAACGCTACCCGCAGAAGTGAAAAGACGAAATGATGGTGAGGTACTTTACAAGATAGATGAATACACTACTGACCCAGTGCACATTTCTAACGCTGAAAGCGTAGAACTCTCCTATGATAAACGCCGCTCGGTATTAGACCAAGATGTGGCGAATTTATCTGAAGAAATCGCGGAGGGTATGCTTACTAACATGGTAGTATCTCCGGTGGGTGACAATAGAGCATTGCCAACGGGTAATATTTTAGAAACAACAGGAGAGAGTACAAGAGCGTCCTTAACGGGGGCGACCGGAAATCGCAAGAAATGGACACTTTCAGACTTGCAAAGAATGAGGAATTTTCTCAGACAACAAAAGGCATGGCAAGAGGGTAAAATGCACGCCTTGCTTCCGGATAGTGCACTTATGGACTTATTCCCTGCGGATAGCACTGTAGTGGCTACTTATATGCAAGGTGTAACAGAAGACGAACGCAGAAATGGGGTAATAATGAAAGTGCAGGGCTTTAATATTATGAGCCGCTCAAGTGTTTTTGTTTTAGATAATAATAAGAGTATCAAAGCATTTGGAGCAACAGTTGCTGCTACAGATAGCGAAGCTGGAATATTCTGGAACGAAAACATGGTAGAAAAAGCCTTTGGTAACTTGGAAACTTTCGAGAGAGAAAAAGACCCTCAGTACTACGGAGATATTTACTCGTTCCTTGTAAGAATGGGAGGTAGAGCAAAGAGAAAGAACTACGAAGGTGTAGCACTACTAAAGCAAGCTAATGCTTAAAATGAGCGGGGCTTTTGCCCCGCTCATTAAAAAAAACTAATAACCATGAGAACCATAAAATACATTGTACTACATTGTACTGCTACATCTCAAATAACAAGAGTAGAAACTATCAAGAAGTATTGGAAAAACAATTTAGGCTGGAAGCATAATGGCTACCATTATATCATTAAGCCGTGCGGAGAGATTGTAAATCTAACACCAATAGAGGAAATAGCTAACGGCGTCAAGGGGTATAATCAAAATAGTATTCACATCTCATACATCGGAGGGATAGACAAAACCGGAAAGCCTCAAGATAATAGAACTCTGCCGCAGAAAGCCTCGCAGGTTCAATTGCTAAGGGAGCTAAAAAAGAGATTTCCAAATGCTGAAATCTTAGGGCATAGGGATTTTGCCGGAGTTCACAAAGCCTGCCCCTCTTTTGATGTAAAGCAATGGCTTAAATCAATAGAATTTTAAACTAAAAGTATGGAAAATCTACCGCAACCATTTGACCAGGAGGATATAAGAAAAGACCCGAAAGCGGTAGTTATAGGGCTTTTGATAGGTTTGCTTCTCATATTTGCCAGCGTGATAGCCGCTCTTTATCACAAAGAAGACAGCGATAGTCAAGATTGCGAAAAACGGGTGTCAAGGCTTTACGACACGATATTATCGGAGCGTAACAAGAGGATAAAGTTTTATGAAGCGATGATTTTTTACAAGTCTGAAAATCAAAAGCTGCAAAAACAGGATAGCCTTATCAGAAAAGCTACTAAACCGCTTGTAAATAAAATATACACAAATTATGAAAAGTAAAATATTTATAACTGCATTGGCGTTGTTGCTTGGTTTTTCTTTTTATCTTCTTTTTAAGAAGGAGATAGAAACACGTAAGCAGAGCAAGATGATAGCTACTTTAATAGAGCAATCCGGAAAGAATGAAGTTATAAACCATTATTACCGAGATAGCGTAGAGCATGTAGTTTTCAGGGAGAAAATAGTATCAAGTACAAACGAGAAAAAAATAGCTATAGGAAAAGCTTACGCAGATAGCTTAGAAAAGGCACTCAAGATATCCATTGAGAAAATAGACCAAGTCTCTAAGATTAACGCTCTATTAGTGGCAAAATTACAGTTACAATCCTTTATCCAGCCTAACGGAGACAAAGTGCTTTATCATAAAGATAAATACCTTGACTTGAGATATTATCCGCAGACGGATAGCGTTAATTTTAGCTATAATATAAAGCTGAATGAAGCGCGATATAAGGAGCGAAAATGGCTTTTAGGAAGAACAAGCTACTATATAGATGTTTTTTCTGATGACCCGAGAGTGAAAATCAACGGACTAAACGCGTATAGGATAAGAGGGCAACCACCAAGCCACTGGGGAATAGGTATAAGTGCCGGATATGGACTATCTTTAAATAAAGGTATTTTACAAGCCACTCCGGTATTCGGAGTAGGTGTTAACTATAATGTAATAAATTTTTAAAACCAAATTAAATGAGCAACATGAAACAAATCAAAGCGGCGTCTATTATGGTTCTTTTAGAGCAGGAGGCAGCAAAAATTTTCGACAACTATCCAGAAATCGAAGAAATCTATATGACTGCGGACAAGCAGGGATTTACGGAAAAAACCAAAGCTGAGAATCAAGCGGCATATCTGAAAGATAAAAAGGTACACTATTTTATCCGCTCAAAACCTACTGCGGAGATTAAAGCCGAGACTAATGACGAAGAAACCGGTGATGATACCGGAGATAAAGAAACAAGCAAAAAAATAAAAAGTAGTTAAAAGAGTATTAAAAACAATTTAAAAATAAAACATCATGGCAGAAAAAGCATTATATGGTTTGAAAACCATTAAGATAGGCGAAGTAGTAAACGAAACTACAATGCCACAAGATAACGCATTAACAGCATTCAAGACTTACAGAGATACTTTCGAGATGACGGAGGAAGAGGGTTCAATAACGGAAGAACTTTGTGACCAGTCCGACGACCCGATAATTGTATTTCAAGAAAAGGGAAAAAGAGAGATAAAGGTATCTACTTATGATTATACGGCTGATTTCATCAAGTCTTTGAAAGGGGGTACTGTTGTAAATAATGAATGGAAAGAGGGGGGCAATACTCCAATTTTCAAAGCCTTGCAGATCGAAGCGGATACAGGACATTTGATTAAATGTCCAAAAGTACAAGTGTTTACGAGACTCAACATTAAACTGAAAAAGAAAGAGCTCGCCTTACTGGAAATCACTTTCAAACCGCTTGCAAAAGTTAGCATTAAGCAACCAGAGTAGAATGGAACAACTAACGGAACTGAAAGCCGCTAAAACGCTACTAAAAAGGGGTGTGGAAATCATCCTTCCCGCTCCTTTTTATCTTAGGATATTAGGCAGAAAAACAGTGAAGTTCACCCTTAAAACGCCGTGTATAGAAAGTCAAATTGCTATTTCTGAGGCTTTTTTGCAAACAGGGGTATTCCTAAAAGAGGATGAAATATCTATACAAAAAGCATTAGAGCTCTTGGCGACTAAAGGTATTCGCATCTCTGAAATCATCGCTATGGCAGTTCGCAATGAGACAAAAATAAACTGGCGAACAAGGCGACTGGCAGGGTGGCTTAGGAGAAGTATTAATACAGAAGAAATGAGCTATCTTTTTAGCCTTTTGGTAGCTTTTTCTGGGGTTCAGGATTTTACGAATACTATCAGATTAATACAGGAAGTAAGGATAACAAAACCGATGAATCTGAGTCCGGAGGAGAAAACGAGTTAATAAGCGAGAGCTTCCATAGCGTTTTCGGGTTTATAGGCTACTGCTGCCATAAGCTGAACATGAGCAAAAAAGAAGTCCTAAGGTGTACCTTTTCGGAGCTTAATATGATGATAACAGATACCCCGAAAGTACAATACCGGAAGAAAGAGCCTCAAAAATTAAAAGACATCAATGAACTCGCCAACTGGCTTGGTGTAGAAGAAATAGAATAGAGATGAGCGATTTAGAACCTATAAAGATAGATTTCACCATAAATAGTAGTGCCGTCTTTGAGGAGTTTTCAAAGATGATGAAAGCTGCACAGGAGCAAACGAAAAGCGTAGATAACGCCCAGAAAAAATTTACTGAATATGTAAACTCTCAACTTTTAGCTTCAGGGGTATTAGCTAAAAATACCTCACTTACAGAGGCTCAATCTAAAGCGTTGCAACGGCATTCTGAAACTATAGAGTACTTAAGGGGGAAACTTTCGGAAACATTCGACCCCACACAGATAGGTGTTTATAAATACCAAATCAACCAAGCCCAACAGGCGATCAATAAAATCATAGAGACCGCTAACAACAAAGTCTCCTTAATAGATGAGCGGGAACTCGAAAACGCAAACACTAAACTAAAAGAGGCAGGGCGACTGCTTGATGAAATCTCCGATAAAACATTTACACCCGACTTTGCCAGCTCTGAAGAACTGGAGGTACTTTCGGGGGAAATCAACAAGGCTAAGGATGAACTTGAGCAGTTAGGGGTGGTGATAGATTTCGTTTCCGCTAAAATGGGAGCTATGGATGCTGGTACGGAAGGATTCGAAGCCCTCCAAAAAGATATTGACACCGCTAATGAAATGTTAGGGCGTACACCTGCGTTATATGATACTACAGGGGATAGTATAGACCAAATGACGGACGCCTTAAAGATGTTTCAAGACCAACTAAAAAACGAAACTGACCCTGAAAAAATAAAGATACTCAACAGAAATATAGAGAACTTAGAAAAAAGCATTAAAAAACTAAAGAATGCCGGCAAAGAGGGGTTCGATGAGTTTGGGAATAAACTAAAAGAAAACAAAGAAAAATCCGTAAACCTACAAACGGAACTGGAGAACTTAGTGCAGTCAATGGCTCGTTTGCGCATAGCGGGAGAGCAAAACTCGGAGCAATACACAAAGCTAAGAGATAGAGCTATAGAGGTGAGGGCAGCTATTCAGAAAACCAATCAAGAAATCAACGCTTCTGCGTCTTCTACAAGTAGTTTAGATACTCTGGTGAGAGCTACTTCAGCTATTGCTGCGGGATATAATATTGCACAAGGAGCCGCCTCATTATTCGGGGCGGAAAATGAAGAGGTGGAAAAGAGCATCATGCGTGTAACTTCCGCAATATCTATATTACAAGGTTTGCAGCAAATACAGCAAGAGTTAAAAAGAAACGACAGTATTCTAACGAAATCCCAAACGGCAGCACAGGCACTTTACGCTACTGTAGTAGGTACAAGTACCGGAGCGTTAAAGATTTTCAGGATAGCTCTCGCATCCACAGGAATAGGCCTGATAATACTCCTACTTGGAGCGTTAGTGGCTAATTGGGACAAAGTAACGGCTTCCGTTAAAAATTCTTTTCCAGCACTTAAAGGGTTCGGGGATAAAATAAATGAGCTTAAATCCTACGTAATGGGATTTTTGAGGGGGTATTTAGAGCTATGGAAAAGTGTATTTAAGACACTTGTAAAACTCTTTAGCTTAGATTTGAAAGGTGCGGTAAAAGAGGCTACGGATACAATGAATAATGTTAAAAAAGCCGCAAAAGAGGGATATAATGAACAAAAAAAAGCCAATGCTACCGACAAGAAAAACAAAGCCTTAGATACCGAAATAGAAGAGCGCGGTAAAAAACTCGAAGTAATGAAAGCTCGAGGGTTGGATACCTACAAATATGAAATGGAGCTATTCGATAAGAGGCTTGAGAGACACAAACGAGATGCTAAAAAATACGCCGAAATACTGCAAGAAAAAGCGGTTTTTGAGGCTCGTATGCAAAAAAAACAAGAAGATGCCACAAAACAGGCAGCAGAGAAAAGAGGGCAACAAGCAGAAGCGGCAGCCAAAAAAGCGAAACAATTAGCAGAGCAATTAGCAAAAGAAAAAGAGACAGCACGGAAAAGTATTGAGCAGGCAGAGCGAGAATACCAAAAAGCTCGAATGACCACCACCGACAAAGAGATAGCGGATGTAGAGGATAAATATTCTAAACTAAGGGAGCAAGCGAAAAAAGCGAAGCTCGGAGCTTTTGACCTTATGCGTGTAGATGCTTTGGAAAGCAGAGAGAAGCAAAGTGTAAAAGAAAAACAAGAAAATACGGCTTTTTTCAAAGATTTAGCAGAGAAAAAAGAGCTTTACGCCGCTTATGAGGCTTTCAAAACAAAAGTAGGAAAAGAGGAAGCACAAAAACGCTATCAAATATTATTAAACGAGAGCGAAACCTACGGAGAGCTGCTTAACAGAGAGATAGAAAAACTGAAAGCTAAAGCGGGTGATTTATCTCCAGAGCAACTGGAAAAGCTGAAAAAGTTACAAGAGGAAAAGAAGTCGGACGACAAAGGGAAAAATAAAGAGGCAGAGAAAAAATACGCAGAGGCATACACCGAGCTTTTAACCTTTGACGAGAAAAGAAAAGCAATAGAAGCGAAATACCAACGGGATAGAGTTTTGCTATCTCAAATCGCAGACGAAAAGATAAGGGCTGCAAAACTTGCAGAGCTGGAATTTCAGCGTAAGGCGGCGTTAGACGCTGTAAATGCAGAAGCCTATGACCGTGCTACGATAATGGAAAGGCTCTCTACGAGCTTAATAGGTATTACCAAAAGAGAGCTTGACAATAGAATAACCTCGTTACAAGAGTATCTGGAGACAGCAGGTAACAGCTTAGATGAAGAGCAAAAAAAATTCATTAATAACGAATTAAAGAAAGCCAAAGCAGTAAGGGCTTCCACCGATGTAGGAGTAGAGGAAAAAGTTTTACTGCAAGAGAAAGCTGCTATCGTCAAACGTATTGCGGAAAACAAGAAAAAAGGAATAGCAAATACTGACGATGAAATAAAACAACTCGATGAGGTTAATATGAAGCTCAAGGATATCTTAGCGAAAAAATTCGCTAAGGTATCGGAAGTAGCGGGGCAGTTAAGTGGTGCCTTCAGTGAACTTGGCGGTGCGTTAAAGGAGTACGATGAGGGCTTAAGTGATACGGTAGAGACAATGGGGGAATTACTGAATATTGCCAGTGATGTCGCCGGTGCAGCAGCAGCCTTTGCCTCCGGACAAGCAGTGGAAGGTATTGTGAAGTCTATCAAAGCTATCTCCTCTATATTAAATATAGGGGCGAAAGCACGAGAAAGCGAAAGAAAAGCACAAGAGCAGATTAAAAAATACCACGATGCTATATTTCAATCTCAACTCAAATATAATAGAGAGCTACGGAAGCGTATCGCTGAAGAGGTAAAGCTCAATGACCTTTATAAATCAAGGGTAACCAATATCAAAGAGGAAATAGAGGCAAACAAAAAAAACGCCGAACAAATAATGAAAGACCAGCAGGAAGTATTTAAGAGGTTACTTAGGTCTCAAACGACTGTAGGAATGCATACCAAGAGGTATGGAGGTGTTTTAGGTATAGGGCGAAAAACCAAAGCAGTAGAGGATAAAAAGACAGTAGCGGAGCTTTTAGGCTTAGGAGAATGGAAAGAGAAAGAATTGAAGATTTTTAAACAAACTTTTAAATATAAAGTTTTTGACGCCAAAGATGTTGAGATAACGGATAAAATTTTCGATGACTTAGAAAAACTAAACGCTGAAAAACCCCTAACGGGGGATGCTAAGACCGCCTTTGAGCAACTGAAAAAATTGCGCGACGAATACGGCTCAATAGAAGCAGCACAAAGAGAACTAAACAAACAACTTAGAGAAGCGATAACAGGTACAACAGCGGATAGTCTTGCGGATAGTATTAAACAGGGAATAGCTTCCGGAAAGAAATCTTTTGCAGACTTCGCGGATGATATAGAAGGTTTCCTTAGAAATGCCGTATTAGCAGGGTTGGAAACCGATTTATTCAAGGAAAAAACACAAAAACTACATGAAGCACTCGCCGAAATGATGCAGGATGGCGTGATAACGACAGAGGAGCGGGAGCAATTCAACCAGCTCTATATGGCTATCGTAAAAGAGAGTAAAGAAAAAATGGATATGCTCAATCAAGCTGGCATTAATGTGATTAGAGAGCAGCAGTCCGCCAACTCTTTACAAGGAGCAATTAAAGGTGCATCACAAGAAAGCATTAATATTCTTTCAGGGCATATTGCAGGGGTAAGACTCTACATAATGGATATAGTTAAGTTAATGAAAGCTAACTATACCAACGGAATGGAAAAGCTGTCTAAGATGATACAAATACAAGTAGAGATAGAGAAGAATACAAGGAAAACGGCAGAAAACACAGAAAAACTGCATAGTATAAATGAGGGCATTGAAACGGTAGCAAAAGCGATAAAAGGGAAAGATAACGATGTTAAAGGTTTAGGATTTTAAACCTACGGTTGGTGATTTTAAAGCCATAGCACGGTAAGCAATTAAAATAATATTGAAAACAATATAGAATGGTTTTTAAAGATAAATTAAACAATGTTTTGTTAAGTAATATAGGTGCTGTTATTCAGACAGGTACAGAGGAGCTACTTGCTTATCCGGAGAGAAAAAGCGTCTACGAGAATGATTGGGCAGAGGAAAACGGAAGCCAGTACGACCTTGATAATCCGAAATTCAAAGACAAAGAAGTAACGCTTAAAATGGCAATTTTAGCAGACGATAACACACAGTATTGGCAGTATTCCAATGCTCTTTTTAACGAGCTTAAAAAGGCGGGACAGTTAGCCCTCTATATCTTTGACCATGACAAAACATATCAGGTTTTCTATATGAAGTCTGGAAATTTTAAAAAGACCTTCAAACGCCTTAAAAACACAGAGAAAGTATTTGTAAAATTTGATTTAACCTTTAAGGTATTATACTGATGTATTCAATTAAAAGAAATAATGGTGTAGTCGCTAATGTAAGAGCAAAAGGAAACCTCACGGAGAAGTTATTCGGAGAGGAAACCTTAACGATGAGTTTTACTTTGAATAGATTTGTATTGTTCAGAATTGGAGATAGTGTAGAAGTTTACGGAAAAACCTACTACATTGCTCAAGAGCCAGTAGTGGACAAGAAAAGCACTCGGGAGTATGCTTATAACTTAACATTTAACGGCGAAAAGTACCGCCTTGCGGAGGTGCAGTATTTTTTCTATGACGAGAACAACGAGCTTACCATGCCGGACTTTTCTATTACCGCTACCGCCCGAAAAATGATAGAGCTGTTAGTAGCAAATGCTAACAGAACACAGAGCGGCTGGAGTGTCGGTAATGTAGCGACGGAAGAAACCAAAACAGTGGACTTTAGTAATTACAACTGCTTAGCCGCACTTACAAGAATATCCGACGAGTTCGGGGTGGAATTTTGGATTGATGCGGACAAATCTATCCATTTGGAAGAACGAAAACAATCATCCGGATATACGCTGGAGTATGGAAAGTCCAAAGGCTTAAAGAGCTTGACCCGAAACCCCTACGCCGAGAGTGGTTTGGTTACTCGTCTGTATGCTCAAGGTTCATCTAAGAATATTCCTAAGAACTACCGCAATGGACAAAAGCAGCTAAGGATGCCCGTACCTTATCTTGAGAAAAATACGGATATATACGGCATTGTAGAGCGTACGCAGACCTTTGATGATATATATCCTAAACGCGTGGGTACAGTAACGCAAGTCTATGCGGATAACCCTTACCGATTTTCTGATACTGATTTAGACTTTGACTTAAATTCTTACAACGAGTATGGTACTACTATTTTGCAATCAGGCGTATCTGCAAAGATTATCTTTCAAACAGGAGACCTTGCGGGTTATACTCTTGAGGTAAAAGAATACGGCTTTGATAGTACCACTAAAACATTCACGCTGTTAAAGAACAAAGACGAAAAGAGCTTTGAAATACCTAGTGAACACTTCCGTCCAAAAGTGGGAGATAAATACATTATCGTTGATATAATGATGCCCAAATCCTACGTAGATAACGCGGAGGCAGAATTGAAAGCTGCTGCACAAGAGTATCTGGATAAAAATAGCAAGCAAAGATTTATCTATAATGTAACGCCCGACCCCTTGTATTTGAAAAATATAAATTTCAACCTTAGGCTGGGGCATACAGTTAGGTTTAAGGATGTGGATTTTGGGCTTGACGCTGATATAAGGGTAGTAAGTATCACCCGGAATATAAACGATGCCTACGATGTTAATTTTGAAATAGCAGAAGAGGCAACTATTACGCAAATTGTTAGGAATTACATAGAGAAGGAAAAAGCACAAACCGCAATAAGAAAGGAGCAGAAATACAACGCTGAAATGGCTCGGCGTTCTTGGCTTTACGCTCAAGAGCTAAAAAATAACGTATTCGATAACGAAGGGTATTTTGACACGGAGAAAATAAAACCTCTAAGCATTGAAACTGGAATGCTTTCAGTAGGTGCCAGAATGCAACAATTTTCACTGCCAAATATAGCTCTAAGTATTACGACGGATAATGTTCATTTGCACAATACAACAGGGCAAATTGTACATTTAACGATAGACCCAAGCGCCCCCAGAACTTGGAATATCGCGGAGAATACGACCACTGCATTTAGTCAAAAATTTAATTTCATTTACATCAAAGCGGATAAAAAAGGGGAAAATGCCACTATTATAGTAACGGAGCAAAAGATAATGTTTGATAGCGACCCTCTTTTTTATTATTTTCTCGCGGGTAGTATTTCTTCTTTAATAAATGGTGTTAGGAGGATAAAGACAAGTTACGGCTACACACAGATAACACCAAGCGAAATTACTACTGGAAGAATTTCATCCACTAATGGAGCTAACTGGATAGACCTAAAACAGGATGAAATAGAAATCAACGCTAAAGTAAGATTCACACCTAACAGCCCCGCAATAGAGCAAGTAAAAGATAGCGTGGAGGATGATTTAGGGACTTTGGCTTTTGAGGATAGCGTAGAAAAATCGATGCTCGGGAATACCATTATACAGGGCGGTTATATCAAAACGGAACTCATCAATGCTGC